CACGAAGTAGCGCCCCTGCTTGCGCAAAAATTCGTCGGGGATGCTCATAGCGAGCGCGGGACCCTTGTCGGCGCGGTTATGGATCACGCGGGTCTCCCAGAAATTGTTGTTCATGTAGATTGGGTTGCCGCAGGTGCGCAATTCCTGTTTAAAGTTTTCCTGCAGCGACGCGGGGAGGAGGACGTAGATCTTTTTATTGTTGAGCAGGGACTCTGCGACGCCGATCGAAGAGCAGGTCTTGCCGCTGCCGAGACCGTGGTATACGAGGAGACCGCGGTAGGGCGATTCGAGCATCAAGTAGTCGCGCACGAGTTTCTGGTAGGGCAGCAGTTCGCGATTCTTTGCAGAACTGCGCGTCAAGCATACGTCCACCCCCTCATCGTCGTCCGACTTGTCGAGACTGCGATATTTCAGATAAATGCGGGCGATATAGTCCGCAAACGCCTTCCGGTTCGGAAGAGCAAACGCCTGTCCGTCTGGAGCAGCAGCGGCCATTGTATCGAGAACGCAAATAAAATGCGCACTCGATACAATGTTTACATCTATGAAAACTGCGCTGGACGGCGATCCGCGCGTGTGGATGGTGACGCTGTATCTCTTTCTCGTCTCGGCACTGCTGTATTTCAAGCCGCCGCTGGTTTTCGACGGCGGCAGAGTGCGCGACTTTGGGGCGGGCAAGAAGGAGTCTACGGTCTTTCCCCTCTGGTGGTGGATCTTTGTCCTCGCAGTCGTCTCGTATCTTGCAGTGCACTATCTCATGGAGTAACTGCTACCGGTTCGGCAGTCGCCACGACCGGTGTCACTGCGGGTGTGCTTTCTTGTGCGGCATTGACCTTGGCGTCCTCTTCCTTCTTCCTCCGAATCGCCGCAAGTCTCTCGCGGAACGCCTGCGCCTCGTCGGGCGTCGCCACGCAAATGTGCTGAACAGAGTCCGAATAGAGGGTAATCACGCCCATAAGAGATACTAATGCAATCATATACCCAATGGACGCCCACGAATACTGAAACACTTCGTCAAACTTGGTGCGCAAGTAACCCACGGTGCGAATGAAAATCCACGCGAGAAGGGGGTATAGCGCCCACGTTGCAGCATACCAGGATGTCTTGGACGGATCCAATTTCCCGCACGCGCTATACGAGAACAGGGAAGAGAGACCAATACCAACTGCGAAAAAAACAACGTATATTCCGCCACTTATCGCGAGAATGACGGGTATGTCTCTATACAAATTCGACTCCATTACTCATTGGGAAGACGAACTTCGACGGTTTCTACAATCGCGGCGAGATCGCGCAAGACGGCGCTTCGTTGCACGTATTGGGGTCGCGTAAGTTTCGCACATTCGTCGAGGGACTTCCATGCGATCGCCGACACTTCTTGGCGCATCGAGGACGTGAACGCCTTGCCGAGGTCGTGCGGTTTCCGAAGCAGCGCTACAAAGTATTTGTGGCGATACGGAACATTGTTGGTTCCTCGAAATGTTTCTTCAAGTTCAAGACCGGTGGCGATGCAGTATTCGGAACGGAGAATGTTGGTTTCTTCAAAGAACTCTCTCTCGGCACATCCCTGGTCGGTTTCGCAGCGAAGGCGCCGCCCCTTTGGAAAACCCCACTCGGGTTCCACATACGCCGTCGTGGCGGCGTCCACGACAGACTTGACTGCGCGAAATTTGTCGCGCGCCGAGTGAAATTCTTGGTCGCGGCGCTCAATGATGCTGTTGCCCCACATTTTCGCCCATATCGATTCGAATTCTTCCGTTTTCAGACGGTGCAACTCGGCGTGCGATGTGTTGGACAACAGAGTGTTTACGTAGTCTACGTTGGCGGGGTCATACTTGCCCCGGACAAACTCGGCAAACGACATGCTGTCCTTGCGGCGCACCATGAGTATTTCAACCCTGTCTGCGGATATCGGCAGAGACATTGCGCGGTCGCGGTCGCGCAGAAGAAGAATGCCGCACGAAAGTATGGGTTCCTTGCAGTCTCGAAAGGGGTGACCGCGCTGACCGCAGTTGTTGCAAAATATGTTGGCGTTGACAGTGTTCATTCAGTTACAGTTATATCCATCTACGTATTTGTCTTTCCGTTTTTACCTCCATAGTAATAATGAGCAACTGCTACGGAGACACGCGCGACATTGATCGCGATACGGGGTTCCCCTCGGCAGTAGGGTTTGCTCTGTTTACGTCGGCAATAACGGCAAGCGGCGCAACCTGTGCAAACTTGAGCGGAACTGCACTCGCAACGTGCTTGGGATCAAACTTTGGGTCGCTGTCCAATGCAAAGACGTATTGCTCGAGCAACGCCTCGACGTGCAAGGGTATTGTAAGTTACAACAACATACACTATCCCTACTTGACATCGCTTCAGGTAACTTCGGACGCTTCCCGCAATTTTTACGACGCGTACGAGTGGACGCCCGTCATACGGTGCGGGAGCAGCAACGGGCGCGGCGGAGGCGGCGGCGGCGGGAGAAACGGGCGCGGCGGAAATAACTCGGGCGGCGGCGGCGGTAACGGACCCTCGCCGGTGGACGCGACGTCCACGGATTATCTCGCCGGGTTCAATGCGGGCGAGGCGGCGTCCGCGCTCGCAGCAGCATCTGCCGGCAGCGTAAATTCGGACGTCGCTGCTGCTGCCGACGCCTCTGCGCTCAAACTATCTGCCGACGGAAGGACGGGTCTTATCGTTACGTCTGTCGTCGTGGGATTCATTATTCTTATGCTGGGTTACAACTATCTCGTGCGGCAAACCAACATTACGTCGTTCTTGACCTACTCGGTCATTGTTGCGCTCATTGCCTATGGATCGTTCTTTATTTACGAGGGCGTCACGGGCGACAAGGCGTCGTCCGGGAACCTCGCGAGGACGCCGATCGACAGCATGACGGGCGCCACGATTCCCGCGAGCGCCGTTCCGGGTCAGGCGGGCGTCAACGGCGGAAACTATGCGATCCAGTGGTGGATGTATATCAAGGACTGGAACACGCGGTTCGGACAGGAGAAAGCAGTGTTGAAGCGCGGAGGACGGGGTGCACAAAACCCCTACGTATACCTGCACCCCAACGAGAACACGCTGGTCGTCAAGGTCGACAGTTTCGATTCGGGGTCGAGTCGCGCAGACGCGCACGGCGGAAACGATTTTACGTGCGAACTTACCAACGTGCCTCTGCAGTCGTGGTTCTCGGTCGGTCTCTCGGTCGCCGGGCGCAATTTGGATCTCTACATTGACGGAAAACTCATGCGCTCCTGCATGGTCCCCGGGGTGCCCATCACCCCGCGCGGGGACTTGAAGATCATGCCGGACGGAGGTTTCTCCGGAAACGTCATTGACGTATACCACTACGCGCGCTCCATCACGCCCTCGGACGCGATGACGTTCTTTACCGGCGGCACTTCTGGCACGACCTACACGTCCAACACCCTCCCCTCTAAAACGCCCTTCGGTTACAGCGTGAGCGTCGGAGTCACGGACAATACTGGAAATGTCGTAAAACAAGTGACATTCTAAGAATAACTAACACGGATGGAACTTCGCACGATTCTCATCACGCTCATGACGATCATTATCGTAGGTCTCGTCATACTGCTGTTTTACGAGTTTGCATATGGCGGAACCCTCTACAAGAGTTCAAGAGTTGTTCCCTACAAGACCAGTGTGCGCATGATTGACGCGCTGCACAGCGGAAAAGATTACATGAAGATTGATACGGTTCTGCCTCCGTCCAGCAATGAGGACGAGGGTATAGAGTTTTCGTATGCTGCCTCGATATCCGTGGACGACTATGACTGGGAGGCGGGCAGCGACTACCCCATTATTTTCGTGAAGGGGTCGAGCGATCTTAGCAGGCAGTCGCCGTCCGTCAGCATGCGCAAAGGGTCCAACAGCATAATTGTGGTGCAAGACACCTACGATACCGAAAAACCCGGCATTGTCCGTATCCGCAACCTCCCTGCCGGAAAAATCATCAGTCTCGCGATTTGCGTCAAGCAGACGTCCATGGACGTATACGTGAACGGAACCCTCTACTCGCACCTCACGCTTGCCGCGCTGCCCATGCAAAACACAGGATCGGTCTTGGTCGGAGATAACGGCGGGTGGTTGGGATCCATCGGAAATTTTGTGTATTACAACTATGCACTGTCCTACAACGAGATACAGACGCTCGCCAACACGAAACCAGTCCGCAGTTCGGAAGATATCCCGCCGTATGGACCCTACTTTAGTCCGTCCTGGTGGGTGAGCAGAAACTAAACTGTATATAAGGTAAACACACGACGATGCTCTTGCTCCGGAGCGCGCTGGCAATCGGGTGCTTTTTCAGTAGCGCGTTTGGCGGGATTGGTCCGCAAGCGCTCTACAATCTCCTGAATGGACAAACATTCAACCCTCCTGGATACACGATTGTCATGTATCAATCGTGTATGCAGAATCAAAACGCGGGGAACCCGTGCGGTTCCTTCTCGACGTTTGAAACGTCAAATGGTGTATACACGCGTCAACTCTACGGACCGGCATCAGCAGTGTCGCAAACGTGCAGTCGCACCTTTTATCTGACGCTCGCGTGCGGTTCGACCACCAGCATGAGCGGCGTCAACGAGAACCCCACGTGCGTCTATTCGGCAACCCTGACTCTTCCGCAAGCGTGCGGTATTGACTTTACGGTGGGCAACGAAGCAGCGTCCGTCAGCGGGACCGCCCTTCCTGCCACGCCCACGAATACGCGCACAATATCGTGGTCGCCTACGCAAACCTATAGCGAAACTGGAACTTTCAGTCAAACGCAATCGCAGACTGCTACTGCTTCGTCTACCTACACGGGAACCAACACGGCGACCGGAACGCAATCGCAAACCTCCACGTCTTCCTATACATATACTGGATCTGGAACTCCGACACAGTCGTGGACTTCTTCGATTGCAGTGACTCCGACAAAGATATACGAAATGACGCTTATACCGTCGCAGACCGTGACTCCGAGCGTGGCGGCAACGACGACGCCGCTCTTCATGGTGACGGGATGGCCGACGCCCAGTCCGGTCAACGTTTCGGCAACCAGCAGTCCGCGCTTCATGATGACGGCATATCCTACGAATGCGAGCAGCAGCGGCGGATCCCTGCTTGAAAGTCTCGGCGTCGCGCCCGGCAGTTCGACCGCCACTATTTTGGGAGGAGTGGCAGTGGGTGCGATCGCACTCGCGGGCGTAGCATATGCGGTCTATCATTTCCGCAAGGGCGGAACGGTTGGCGGACTCGTCGACAAGATCAAGGAGAATAAGGACAAAATCACGAGTGCGGTTGAAAGCGTGATACCGATGACAGAGGAGCAGAAAGCAAAACTTCATGCGGCAGTGAACGACCCCACGAGTCTTATGCCGTCCAGCGTCCAGCGGGTTGTCAAGAATGCTGAACAATACAAGGAGAAGGCGATTGCATCTCTGCCCATTTCCGACGCACAGAAGGAGCAGTTGACGACGGCAGTGAACTCGGTTCAAGAAAAAGTTATCAAACGCGTTGTGCACTCTCCCGTGATAAGCGTCGTAGATTCTGAAAGCGTGGAAGATTCTGCGCCTATCCAACTCACACTTACTCCGCACGACACGACTGAACCGCACATTACAGTGATTCATACTGCCGTAGTTACGAAGGAAGAGTCATCTGCAGATTCCCGATAGCAGCGTTCGCCTTCATTTCCCCGTCCGCGATACTGTCTTTGGAGTCTTTCACCGACGCTTCCAAAGCGCTAAGACGGGCGTCGAGTTCGTTTATTTTCTGGTTGGCGGCGTCCGGAGCAGCAGGTTCGTCCGGCAGAGGCGACAAGGTTTCGTCCACGCCTTCGACTGACGACGACGACGACGGCAGCATCATCAGTATCAGGACGCACCCCAAAACAAATAGGATGACCATACCAACTGTATCCATCTTCATCTTTATCTTTATTCTATTCACTATTCAATAAAGATAGAGATGTCTACGAATTTTTCGGTGCCTGCTGCCTCGTATAAGAACAACAATGCCACGTTTGTGAATCAGATTCGCGATGCGTCGGACGTGACAAGCATGATCAAGCAGCGCGGTCTGACGCGAAACTACGAAATGCTCCACGATCGCGGACTTGCGGTTCAGGGGGGCATTCCGCAGTCGCACCTGTTGTCCATGGCGCACACGGTGGGAGCATACGCCCCCATGAATTCCACGATGAACGTTTCCTTTAGCGAGTGCTCGACGTGCCCGGGAGGAAACACCATTCCGTTTAGCACTCTCACGGTTTCACTCAGTTTTATCCGCTACTAGATCTGCTATATCCTCGCCGTCGTCGGTCCCGTGTCGCGAGGACTTCATACTTCTCCGCAGATTCTTGCGGAGTTTCTTTTTCTGCGTGCCCGTCATGGTTCCCGGTTTGTAGGTAAAAAAGAACTTCAAGAACCCCAACGAGTTTTTTGACGTTTTTTGCTTGAGGTCTGACGTGTGGCGCTTGATGTCGCGCAGGGATTCTTGGTGACCCAGGCAGTCGATCGGCATGAGAATTTTGAAGCGGCGCTTTTCGCCCTTTGAGTGCGCCAGATCTATGAGGTGCTGCGCGATGCACACGATGCGCCCCGCATCATAACTTTCGAGAAAGTGGTCGTCGGCATATATGAATCCAAAGTAAAATTGGAGAAGGGTGGGTATGGACGCCACGCGCATTCCTCCTCCTCCCTTGCCCGACCCGGACCCGGACCCGGAAATTTCGTGGTAACTGTGGCAGGCGAACGCATCAAAGACTCTGCATACGAGGGCACCGCTTTCAATGTCAATAATATCAAAATGGCGCGGCAAAAGTTCGGCGTAAGCGGGTTTGGGAATGATCTTTACACTGCCTTTGAATATGTCCGAAACGTGTTTTACTATGGATTCTGTCTTGTCGGGTTCAGCAATCAAGTCGACGGGCAGTTGCCACATGCTGGATTTCGTCTTTGACTTTGCGTGAAGTTCTACGGCGCTCATTCCGATGAGGATGACGTGACCTTTTTCAATGAGATCCTCCATTGCAGCGCGTTCGGTGGTCGACATTTCGGAGGGAGGAGTCTTCCCCTCTTTGCTGCTCCTGCAACCGACAGGGTAGTGCTTATTCAGCAGCATGAGTCTCTCATACACTTTTTTCCATCGCGTCACGTCTCCGCGCGGTCTGGAAAGTTCGAGATACATTGACATGCGCAAAAAGTTGGGGGTGACGTAGTGAATATCGTTGATACGCAGGTTCTCGTCCCACAATTTCTTGAATACGGGCGGGTGCAGATAAGTAATGTCGGCAACGCCCATAAAGTCTACGAAAACCTTGTAGGTCATGAGATGCGCGCCAGGTCTGACTTCGACTGCTTTAAACCCCATCTTGAAGAACTCGTCGGCAAGTTTCATCGCGTGTTCCTGGGGTGTCTCGGTGTAGAAATCATAGTCAGGGACGTCATAGTGCGGGTCGTAGAAGCGGTCGGCGAGCGGCAGAAGGTTGTTTATGGCGGTGCCGCCGTAGCAAAGGACGCGTTCGCGCTTGACAAAGTCCTTGACGTGTCCAAGAACCGTCTTTACGGAAGGGTTGTTCGCCTCGTCGTAATCGACCCGGTTCTGCGCTTCTTTCAAAAGTTTTTCGTCCATTATATACTCCGAACAAAATGGATTAAACTGTGCGCCCGAAGTAATACGGCATAGAACAGAATGTCGTCTGCACGTGAACAGCGTCGTCGCACAAAGAGCGGTGAGGCGGGACCGCCTGCGCCGCCTGCGCCGCCGTCGGGTCCCAAGTCGCCGCGGAACGGCAAGGGCAAGGGTAGGAAGAACAAGTCAAAGAAAGACTCTGCCGAGGAGACTGTGCGGTGGGTAGACGACGACACGCTGTTTGACGACGAGGACGACGAGGACGACTCGTCGTATGTTGACGACGAAGAGTCTTCAGAGTGCAGCGAGGACGAGGATGACGCGACGCAAAACATTCACGGCATCAAGGTTCCTGCAAACATGCCCGTGTCGGTAAAGATACATCTGCACGCCAACGTCGGGGACGCCGAGGTCGACTACGACGGCGAAGACGAAGAGGAGGAGGACGACGACGACGACGAGCGCGACGACGACGACGTCGATGACGATTTCCTGGCAAAGTATCTTGCGCGGCAGTTGGGGCGCGGGTATCGCACGGGCGGCGGCGGCGGACGAGCACCTGCAGAGTCTGCTCTCGGTGGACCCATGCTCATCATCACGGACGACAGCACGTCCAACCGCAAATCGTCGTCGTCAAAGAAGGAGAAGGACAGTGACGAAATTCCCATCAAACTTTACCGCAAGGAACGCGAATACTATGACGAGATGCCGCGCAAGACCCGCAAGATGCTCCTGAAGAAGATGTATTCGGTATCGGATTTGCTGGGCGAGTCCGAGATGCCGTTCAAGTTCCGCGTGCTCGATCTCGACACGACCCCGAAAATCCAGACGGAGATTATCCGCAAGGTTGATGCCATGACGCGCATGGGTCCCGAGAGCGGCGAGACACAAAAGTTGCGCAACTGGGTGGATGCGATTCTGCGCGTGCCCTTCGGCAAGAACATTCCGCTGCCCGTCACGATTGGCGACAAGGCGAAGTGTGCCGAGTTCCTGCGCGACTCGCGGGCGCAACTGGACAAGGCGACGTATGGGATGGTGCCCGCCAAGACGCAAATCATGCAGATTCTCGCACAGTGGATTTCCAACCCCGCCAGCGTGGGCAACTGCATTGCGATGAAGGGTCCGATGGGAACGGGCAAGACTTCGTTTGCGCGCAACGGCATTGCAAAGGTGCTGCAGCGCCCGTTCATGTTCTTCTCGCTCGGCGGCGCCTCGGACATTGCGCACTACTCGGGTCACTCCTACACCTATGAGGGCAGCATGTGGGGGCGCATCATCGACGCCATCATGCAGGCGCGCTGCATGAACCCCGTCCTCTACTTTGACGAACTAGACAAGATCTCGGGCACGCCGCACGGCGAGGAGATTACGTCGATGCTCATCCACCTCACCGACCGCTCGCAAAACACGCAGTATCATGACCGATACTTTGCAGGTATTGACTTTGACCTCTCGCAGTGCCTCTTCGTCTTCTCGTTCAACGACGAATCCAAGGTGCATCCCGTCTTGAAGGACCGCATGTCGGTGATCCAGTGCTCGGGATACAAGGACGACGAGAAAAAGATCATTGTGGCGAACTATGTGTGGCCCGAGGTGCTGAAGCACGCGGGCATCGCGCGCGAGGATCTGACGGCGTCCGAAGAGGCAGCAGAATACATCATCAAGGAGTATTCCAAGGGCGAACAGGGCATGCGCAACATCATTCGTGTCGTGGAAACCGTCGTCTCGCGCATCAACCTGCTGCGGATCTCGGACGAGGAAACCGCCAAGTCCTACAAGTTCTACACCAAGATCGCTTTCCCGGCAAAACTCACGAAGGAAACCGTGAAAGTGCTGCTCACGGACTTTTCTGCCGACATCCCCGAGACGTGGCGTTCAATGTATAATTAATTCGCCTCGGGGTCTCATAATATACGAACCTCAATGTCTGCGTCGTCGCTCAAAGAAGAGTCGCACTTCGCAAAGCGGCACATCCGCAACCGTTTTTCGCTCATGGTGCTCCCGCAGGTTTCCGAGGGTGTGTGGAGCGTCTACGATAACGCCAAGACCATTTGCGACAAGAACAACCAACCCGACCAGATTCTGATGACGTTTCAGAACCTTCTGACGCGCATCCCGCAGTGGACGGACGATGTCCTGCAGGCAGAAGTCAAGCGCATCATTGCGGCGTCCAAGTGCGCGTATCTCGAGGAACTGCTGACGGGGGTGCTTCTCGCCTACCTCCGGACCTTTGCAGCAGTGCAGTATCGCGCGTCCGAGGACAGTATAGAAGTCGAGTTTGAGCGCCCGCCGCTCGGACGGTTCATTCACGAACTCTACAAGGAGGTCGCGCGGCGATCGTGGGAGAACGCCTTTTTGTTTCGCACGGTCGGCGTCCGGTCGGAGCAGCAGGCGCGCAACCGCCAGGAAATCGATCGCATCATTGATACGGCGATCGACACGGTTCTCGACTCTTTTTTGCCGTGGGAGTCGATTGTCACAAACTACTTTTCGGTCGGGGATGATGCTGCACCGCAGCCGCCTGCTGCCGTCGAGGCGCCCCCGCCGCCGTCGTCCGTCACGTCGGTAAAGTTCGCCGAGACTTCGGAGGACGAGGATGACTCGGACGATGATGCAGACAGCGACGATTCGGCGCCGCCCAAGATTCAGTTGACGGAGGAAGCAGTCGATCTCGGTGCTATAGACGATCTCGATGAAAAGGAAGAGGCGGTGGACATTCAAGTTCCGGAGAGCGGCGACGGTGACTCTGCGGCGTCGCTCGTTCTAAAACTGTAAACGAACGCGCAAGGTGAAGTAAAGTAAACATGGATACCAACATTCTGCTGATTATTGGTATCGTTGCCGTTGTGGCGGTTTTGCTGTATGCGGTGGAGCGGTATACGCAGAAGAAACCGGTGGAGTGGACGGACGCGTCCAAGATCGGTCTGCTGTCGGGCGCCGGCGCGGGCGGAATCGTGTATGCGATGGGCGGTGGCGACAGTGCGGTCGCGGCAGTCACGGAGATGGCGTCCTCGGCAGGCGGCGCAGTGCAGGACATGTTTGTCGGCAAACCCTCATTTTAATTCAATTCAATGCAATGCAATGCAATCCAATATGAGACATAGATGCATTTGCTCGCAGACGCAAGATGCCAAACACTGTGTTGAATTGCATAATTCTCGCGAGACGACGGCAACATGTTTGTCCCAACCGTCAACCCGTTTATTAAAAGGATCTGTGCCGCTTCGTAGTTATTTAAATACCGTATAGACATGTAGACATCTGCAAGAAACCAAACAAGCGCCAACGCGTAGTCGAGAAAAGTGATGACTTTGTGTTTCTCTTCATATGCGTGATACAAAACTGACAATGTGGCAGATGTGAATATTACGTGAATATATCCTATCTGATCAACCGTGTCGATATTTTGTGCAAAGATAAGAGGTATAGCAGCAGCATAGTGGGGCAATGTCGAGATTATAGTCAACATATATACACACGCACGCTTGACCTAAGGTTCAATAAACAAACAATCCTCGCCGGCAGGAACCTTGCCGTCATAGACATACGGTCCCCCGAACGCATCAATTTGCTTTCGCGGAACCGCGTCGCGCGACCACCGCGCGATCGCCTTGTAGAGTTGAAACCCGCCGTAGCGCTCGTGCTTGTCCCCCTCCCGCGCATTGCGGAACAGGACCGATGTCCCATCGGGAAGAGTCAACCACTGCATAAACATCTTGTAAAGAGGATTTGCAGCATACTCCTCCGAGACACCGTGCGGGAAGCAGTCCCAGAATACCGATGCTGCGAGTCGCACAAGATCAAAGGACGCATTGGGTTTCACTTCGGGGTATTTAGGGTTGTAAAAGGGTTCGACGTTATACTGTCCCCCCGCCTCTTCGTCTGGGTGAAACTGGTCCGACATGAAAAACTTTGCCTCGCGCAGTTTCGGCAGTTTGACGGAAAAGGTCGCGCGGTCAAAGTCGATAATCTTGATAAGTTTGCCGTAGGTGGGAACGCGATACGACTTTTTGCCGCCCATGGTGTAGTAGAAAAATTCCTTCGACGTCGGGACATACATCACATTCATCACATGCAGATCGTTATGCACGAATCCAAACGTCCGCTGGGCGAACGAGAGCGCGAAAATGACCTGCGCCATCCACGCGCACCGCTTCTCTGTTTCGGGGTTCTCCTTGAAGAGTTTGTAGAGCGTGCCCTCGCACTGCTCCATGACGGTGATTTGGATGGGCGCGTCTTTAAACACGGCGTGCGCAAACCCTTCCGTATCCTCGTTGTCCTCAAAGGGTTCCTCGTCGGGTTCCGTCGATCCGCCCGACGACCGCGAGCGGATCTCAAAGCAGTAGTCGGTCGAGCACCCCGAGTCGTAAGAGTCTCCTTCGTCGTCGTCAGCATCCTCGTCGTCGTCGTCCGACAAGGAGATGTTTTCTTCGGTTGCAGTTGCAGTTGCGGCGCCGGCAGACGCAGACACTGCCAGCGGCGGCAGGTCTTGAATATCAAGATCCACGTCTCCAGCAGCGTCCTCCAACTCCAACTCGACCTTTTCGGGCGACTTGATTTTAAGTTCAAAAAAGTGCCCGATATTCTGCGAAAACCACGAGCGGTCGCACAGGTCTTCGTAGTCATACGAAATGTCAATGATGTTTTTCTCGGCAACGCCGGAAAAGACGCCATACACTTTGGGAAAGTGTGCACACCCCGTCTCGGACAGCAGGATGGAGGCGAGCGAACCCACGTATGCCGAGTTGTGAGCAGACTGAAGACGGGCGCTTTTGGTCTCCTCGCTGTGCGGCAGTCCGGTGCCCGCATAGTCTCCCCGCATGACATTGTAGGGCGAGTAGAGCATGGACTTTTTCAGATGAACCTTTTGCTCCACGCCGGCAGAGTAGATGCGGTCGGGTCCCGAAATGGTCTGAATTCCGTATCGGGACTTTATCCCAAAAGCGTAGGGGGTGCGCACCGTCTCCATCTTGAAGAGTTTCTGGATGCAGGGAAAGTAGGGTTGGATGCGGCGGAGTCCCCACTGCACCTGCGCCTGCTCCTGCAGACTCTGAATATTTGTCTGCTTCTGGACGTCGATACAACAGTTTGAAGTACGGAGGTCCGGAACATGTTTGGGCGTGGGGGGCATTATGTTGAGTGTTGAAACATCGACGCACTGTTTTTACGCTGGTGCTGCTCGCAACTTATTCTGCCTGTCGCTGTATTTCACCGTCAAGTCGAGGATGGATCCCTCTTCCGGGACCCAATAGTCGAAAAAGTCTCCGAGAAGCGTCTTGAATATATATTTGAGTTTGTTGCTCAAACCATCAAGAAAAATAAAGATGGCAAACATGAAGAACATGCCGCTCGTGTAGGAATCGATGAAATCCTCGAGACCCTTGCGTATCGGGATGATTGGGGCGGCAGTGTCCAGATAATACGTCAACCAGAATGCCGTTATGGCGATGAGTCCCAATTCGACGAGGATATCGTAGAACTGGAAGAGCATGCCTTTTGACTCCCATACCGTGTCTGCTGCATCCTCGCTGTCCGGATCGTAGGGGTCGAATGCATACCACAAGATATACGACAGAATCGCGCCCGCAAATGTGTATACCATCGCAAAGATCGCAATGTTGGCAGTCACGCGCAGCGAGTCGCTTCTCGTAAGTTTTATAGAATGAATACTGTATGAATAATTGTCCTTCGCCATTTTCGCAAGGTGTTGTTTATACACGGCAAAAAATAGGCGTCTAGAATGTAAGGAGGATGAACTTTAATATACGAAAATTCAACATGGGCGTCATCAAGGAGCGGTGCGGACTTGACTCGCGCAAATCGCCCATGATTGTCATTATCGGCAAGAAGGATACGGGAAAATCTTTCTTGGTGCGCGACATTCTTTTTCACACGCAAGAATGTTTTCCGATTGGGACCGTCATTTCGGGCACGGAGGTCGCCAACGAGTTCTTTCAGCACATGGTTCCGTCCAAGTTGATTCACGACAAGTATAAACCTGAAATTATCATGAATGTCATCAAGCGCCAGTTGGGACTGAAGCAGCAGCGTAATCTTTCCAAATCGTCGACTATCGACCCGCGCACCTTTTTGATTCTAGACGACTGTCTATACGACGCATCGTGGATCCGCGAAGAGTCCACGCGCTACGTCTTCATGAACGGGCGCCACGTCGACCTTTCCACGATGATCACCATGCAGTACCCCCTCGGCATCACGCCCAATCTGCGCACCAACGTGGACTTTGTGTTCATCCTCCGCGAAAACATCTTGGGCAACCGCAAACGTATCTACGAAAATTACGCAGGTATGTTTCCGACATTT